CCACCCCTAGTTCTGCTCTCTCTTTATATCTTTACTCTAGTTAAGCCATTGTCCTAGCATTGAAGTCATCAATCACCACAGCAACAGCAATAAATAAAGAAGAAAAGTGCCAACCAATAACAAAAAAGAAGGGCGACCCCCCCAAAAGAAATTCGCATACTATTATAATGGATCATTCCACACAGCGAGGGGAAATTGTTAATATTAACTTATGTTAATAGGTATAAGGCATTTATTTTTGAGGGGGTTGGTATATAATAAGCTAATGAAGATTAGATACTATCACGTAGCTAAAAATCGCTGGTGGGGTTTTGCTATAGCTATGGTGAGTATATTTATCCTGTCAGATGCTAGGTGGTTCTATAATAACGTAGCACAGGTGATAGGATGGAGTTTTGCTAGTATCTCTTGTGGATTTTGGGTATATATAGGGATGAAGGATAAGGATATTCCCCGAACTCTTATGGAGTTGATGTACTTCGTATTAGCATTAAGGGCAGTATATAATTGGTTACAATGAAAGATTTTATTTTAAATTTACTAGAAACATATGGTGGCAAGATAAGCTGTTGGGCTTGGAATAAGCGATGGGGTAACAGAAATAAAGCCCGTTATATAAGTTCTAAAACAGGCAAATATTATACCATAGATAAAAAAACAGGTTTGGTAAAACTAGATGATTAATTTCCCTCACGATATGGCATTGATGATGATGTTTATATTTATAACCTTATACCTAGTAATGAAAGTTATTGGATGGATGAATTAGAAAAAGCCGTTAAGATAGCAAAGGAATTGGAAAGACGCAAAGTTACAAATATTATGGCGGAGTATGTGCCGTATGAGTATCAAAAGAAGTTTCATAATACATTAGCAGCACAAAGATTGTTAATGGCTGGTAATCGTGTCGGCAAGTCCTTTAGTGGGGCTATGGAAATGGCATATCACGTGACGGGAAAATACCCAACGTGGTGGGCTGGTAAACGATTTAACCGACCCATAAGAGCTTGGGCAGGGGGAGTTTCAAACGAAACTACTAGGGATGTTTGCCAAAAAGAACTTGTCGGCCAACCAGATGATCCAACGGCTAAAGGTACAGGTACAGTACCATTAAAATATATTGGTGATACTGTAAGGAAAGCGGGTGTACCTAATGCGATTAACTCATTAGTCGTTAAGCACGTTACAGGTGGATATTCACGAATAGGATTTAAAGCATATGAAATGGGTAAAGAGAAATGGATGGGAGAATCAGTAGATGTAATATGGTTGGATGAAGAACCACCAACAGGAATTTATACACAAGCATTAACAAGAACAGCAGATAAAGGGGGTATCGTTTATATGACGTTTACACCCGAACAAGGAATGACACAAACAGTAGCACAATTTGTAAATGATTTAAAAGATGGACAAGCATTAATACAAGCGACTTGGGATGATGCACCCCATATGACAAAAGAAATTAGAGAACAAGTTTTACAAGCACTACCACCACACGAAAGAAAGATGAGAGAAAAAGGAATACCCCAATTAGGATCGGGTTTAGTATTTCCGATTGTAGAAGAAGAAATATTATGTGATCCAATAGATATACCAAATCATTGGCCTAGACTATGTGGAATAGATTTTGGTTGGGATCACCCTACAGCTTGTGTATGGGTTGCTTGGGATAGAGATGTAGATACAGCTTATGTTTATGATAGTTATTCTATACGTCAAGAAACAGTACCTGTTCATTCATCAGCAATTAAAGCTAGGGGTAAATGGATTCCAGTTATTTGGCCACAAGACGGCAGACAAGCTGATAAAGGATCGGGTAAGAATTTAACCGAACAGTATAAGAAGGAAGGTGTGAATATGTGTCCAGAATGGTTTACTAATCCACCACAACAAGGTTTAAGAGAAGGTACTGGTGGTAATTCAGTAGAAGCTGGTATAATGGAAATGTTAGTAAGGATGCAGACAAAACGATTGAAAATCTTTAAAAATCAGAATAAACTGCTGGAGGAGTTGAGGATGCACCATAGGAAAGACGGCAAGATCGTACCTATGAATGATGACTTAATTTCTGCGTTAAGATATTGTATAATGTCTTTACGAAAAGCAAGATTAAAAATTTATGAACCATTACAACAATTTACTGATTCAGAATTTAATGTTTTTGCTAGATAACAATTATGGAAGGGAGATATGGGAGGATTTATAAGGAGAGTTTTTAGAAGTTTTGTAAGCAATCCATCACCTGCACCTGTTGCACAAGTAGTAGCAGCAGGGCCAGTAGCAAAAGCTACTATTTCAGGTGAATCAAAAATGGCAAAAGTAAGAGGTCAAGGTTCTGGTGTTACTGGAACGATTATGACTGATACTATGGGTCTTGAAGATGAAGCGAATGTTGCAAAAACTGTTCTAGGCGAAGGTAAGAAAAAGAAAAAATACGCATAGTGATTGAAGTAGTCACAGATGAGAAATGGAAAAAGCCCATTGGTGACTATGTTAAGAAACACGCCCATATTCATCATTCAATTAATGATTGGTATTCTTATTTAGGTTTTGTTGAAGATAATGAATTATTAGGAGGTTTTTTATTTTCAGATTGGGATGGTTATAATATTTGGATTCATTTAGCATTAAAGACACCACGATGCTGTACGAGAAGAAATGTCCAGTATGTTTTTAATTACTGCTTTAATCAGATAAAATGTGGTAGAATAACGGCAATGTGCATCAATGGTTACAAAAGGAACGAAAGATTGTTAAAAGGTACAGGATTTGTTAAAGAAGGTATAGTAAGAAAAGCAATGAAAGTTAATGGAAAATATATAGATGGAGCATTATACGGAATGTTGAAGGAGGAATGTAGATGGGTTTAAAATCACCAATGATGTACGAAATGCCACCGCCACCAGCAGTTGATCCAGAAGTGGCAGCAAAAGAAGCAGCATCAGAAGCAAAATTAGCAGCAGAAAAAAAGAAAGCTGTTAGCAATAGAATGAAAGGTAGAAGTGGAACAATCTTAACAGATGGTATGGGAATAGATGAAGAAGCTAATACTGCTGCAACTTCATTAATAGGTTACTAATGGCAACTTTTGAATATATAAAAAAACGATTAGATAAATTAGAAACAGATCGAAGTACGTGGGAAGATCATTGGCAGGAAATATTAGATTATGTGATGCCACGAAAAGCAGATATTACTTTTATTCGTTCACGTGGAGAAAAAAGAACAGAAGTTTTATTTGATTCAACAGCAATCACAGCTAATAATCTTTTAGCGGCAAGTTTACAAGGAACACTAACATCACCTTCATTACCTTGGTTCTCATTAAAGTTAAGAGATGATGATGCTAATAAAGTTAGAGATGTACAAATCTGGTTAGAAGATACAGCACGTAGAATGTATGCTGTATTTAATGAATCTAATTTTAATACAGAAGTTCACGAAATGTATTTGGATTTATGTTCAGTTGGTACGTCAGCCATATTTGTGGAAGAAGCAAATGAAGGATTTTTACAAGGTGGTTTACATTTTAATACTTTACATATTTCAGAATATTTTATTCAAGAAAATGTAAAAGGAACAGTAGATACACTTTATAGAAAATATAAAATGACTGCACGACAAGCTGTGCAAGAATTTGGTGAAAAGAATATAGGAACAAAAATTAAAGAAGCCCTTAAAGCAAAACCCGATACACAATTTAATTTTATTCACGCAGTAGAACCAACAGAAGATTATGAAAGAGCAATAGGTAAAGTTAAAACTAAATTACCTTTTCATTCTTGCCACGTTTGTTTTGAAGATAAAATGGTTGTTCGTACAGGTGGGTATAATGAATTTCCATATTTAGTACCACGATGGGCAAAAGCAACAGGTGAAATATTTGGAAGATCACCTAGTTATAACGCATTACCCGATATTAAAACTTTAAATAAAGCTGTAGAGATTGGATTAAAGGCGTGGGCAAAAGCTATTGATCCACCATTGTTAGTTACTGATGATGGAGTAATAGGTAGAGTTAGAATGACACCTGCTGGTATTACAGTTGTTAGAAGTGATACAGCAATTAAACCATTACAAATTGGATCGAATTGGCAAATAACAGATTTAAAAGAAAATCAATTAAGAACAGCAATTAGACAAGCATACTATTCAGATCAATTACAATTACAAGAAGGCCCACAAATGACGGCAACAGAAGTTCAAGTTAGATATGAATTAATGCAAAGACTTCTAGGCCCAACATTGGGGAGATTTCAAACTGAATTTTTAAATCCATTAATCGAAAGAGTATTTGGAATTATGATGAGATCAGATGCTTTAATGCCAAGACCAGAAGCAATGAGTGGTATGAATATGGATATAGAATATGTTGGGCCTTTAGCACGTTCTCAAAGAATGGAAGAAGCTATTGCAGTAGAAAGATTATATCAATTAGCAATGCAAGTGGTTCAAGTTGATCCTACTGTTATGGATGTTATCAATCACGAACAAGCGATTAGAATGAGAGCAACATTACTTGGAGTTCCTAAAACAGTTTTACGTGGTGAAGATGAAGTAGCAGAAATAAGAGAACAAAGAGCAGCAGCACAACAACAAGCACAAGAACAAGCTATGGCACAACAACAAGCTGATACAGCATTATCACAAGGTAAAGCTATGACAGAAATGTCTAAACCCGAAACTAAAGAAGGTATGGAAGAAGCAATGGCACAAGCAGAACAACAAGGATTAGCATAATGAAATCATTAACAGAAATGCAACAAGCATTTATTGAAAATTTTTCACAAACAGGAAATGCAAAACAATCTGCAATCAAAGCAGGTTATTCAGAAGCTACAGCAGAACAACAAGGGCATAATCTTAAAAAACAATTAAGTAACGAAATAGACGAAGCTACTAAAAAATTAATGAGTAGCCACGTACCTTTAGCTGTAGATAAATTAAAAGATTTAATTTCAAATCCTAAAATATCAGCTTCGGTTCAACTAGGTGCAGTTAATAGTTTATTAGATCGTTCTGGTTATCAAACGATTACTAAAATTGAAGATGTTACAGGTAGAAAAACAGATGGTGAACTTCGTGAAGAATTAAGACATTTATTAAATACAATCGCAGTTGTTAAACCTCCCTTTGATCCTAGCGATACTAATGGTTCGGGTTCTATCCAATAATGGATTGGAACGATCATAAACCCAATGAAAGTTTTGCTGGTGTTTTAGATGATTTTGATATTTCAAGAATGGAAATCTATGATGAGCCACGTTATTTATTACATTTTCAATGGGGAGCAACAGGGCCTTGGAGAAAAAAAACTCCTAAAGTGTGTCGGTATGCTTTAGTTGAAATGATAGATGTGGATAAGATTGATTCTCGAAATAAACGAAAAGAAGATGAAGTAGATTTGACACAAAAAGAAATTTGGGATAAAAAATATAGATTACAAAATGGCAGCACCTGATTTTGAAAAGCAAATTAAAGATTTAAAAAAAGATTACGGAATTACTTTTGGCTCTAAAGAGGGAGAAAGAGTAATAGCTGATTTAAAGTCAGCTTATTATAAACGGAGTTCTTTTTCAAAGGATTCCAACGAAATGGCTTATCGAGAAGGACAAAGATCGGTAATCATTCGTATTATCAATCTACTAGAGGAGAAAATAAATGGCTGACGAACAAACGACCACAGTACAAGACAACCCAGTAATAGAAGAAAAAACTATAC